GCCAGTATCTCCCACACCGGGTCCTTAAAGGGGACCAAGCTACCGGAGCAAGTTACAGTTAACCAGGACCAAGTGTCTTTACTCGACTTCATGGGCAAAGTTGTGATAACGCTCGTCCTCGAACACGTAAACACTACTATCGAGGATCAAACGGTCTCGCAACTCATTCATGTCGTAGAGCCCAACATCATACTTCGCCATGATGACTTCTAGGAATTCATCATCACTTAGAACAACGTCTTCGCGCATAATGGTACGATATACGTCATCAACAGAGCTGACGCCTTGCTTTGCGAACCAAGTTAAATCGTGGAGGCGAAGAGATGCGACCGAGACGTTGCAGCGTGAGAACCGGGACAAAAAAGCATCACGAAGGTAAGCAACATGCCGAAATTCGTAAGCGTACGACAGGGACTTCCCGGCCATGTAATGGTCATCATCCACCTCGCTGTTGCGGTTCGCCCGAGCGTTGAACCGGAACAAAGCTTTGCCTATCAGCGGGACCATACAGTGCCTATCCCCGCAAGGAACGAAGAACCGGGACAAAAAGGTTAAATCACACCAAAAGCGACGCTCGCGGGCCTTGAGGCGCATCCCAGCGTCGAGACAGTGTTTTGTCCACTTGGAAGGGTCTATTCCATCTTCATCCGTACCAGCGGCAATATCATCACCAAGAATTGCTACCCTGGAAGAACGTACACCGGAGAATTCACAGAAGGAATACCACAGACAGAGATTCCAGATGGAGTTTCGACCCGTGGTGTCAGTGCCGCCGGTGGCCAATTGATTAGAAATGTCGGCACTGATACCATAATCGTAAGAAACAACTCTGAAACTTCTGGAGTTCTCGATGTAGAACTTTCGGAACCATGAGGGGGCTCCACAACGCTTAAGCCAATGTGCAAAGATCTCATGAACATCTACCAGTTGACTCCTATCATTGGCGCTAAAATCCCCTTCGAAGTAGCGGGATTTACCAAACAGGTCTTCGGAAATCTGTACATCTGTTTTGGTATACGCCCAGATGATTTGCTCAACAACTGGGTCTGAGAACGTGTCTAACGCGCAGAAGAGCCTCTTATTAAACTCATCCATAAGAGGACCGGTCAAGACGTTGTATTCGTCTGATCCGACATAAATGATGCGCGGAGCCCAGGATGGGTCATTTCGTTTAAGGAGTACTTCACCCTTGACCATCAGAGACTTGGTGTTGAGGGTGCGAAAGTCCACATCAGAAAGGTTCAAAAGAGCTTTTGACATGCGTTCTTGTTTCTCAGGTGGGAATTTAGAAACCCAGCGGTCATAAATGTCCTGAGTCCAGGAGAACGGCTCTACCTTAGGGAAGACACGGTCGGCTAATCTAATGGCCGACTTCACGATTGGCGGGCTAACTCTTGCGTCACTATGGAAGTTGCACCGCTTGTTAAAGGCGGCCAACATGCTCTGGAAATCATTGCCAGTGACGACCGGTACCTGTTGGCGTAGGACCGGGCCCAATTGATCTACTGGTGCGTAGGTTGGAGCGTCTGTTTTCGGAGCTTCGTCCAACCTGAAGGGCACCTGTGGAACAAATTCCCGTTCGGCTATCAAGCGGAGGCGCGGTTCTTCATTGAAGATATGGTCACCGTGGTCTACCGGAGCTAAGACCAGGGGTTGGACCGCGCCTGCACGACTTGAAGCGTAGTGGGAATGACGTTTCTTGGGCAGGGTTGCGTTTGCGTTAGGAATGGTGGAGGAATG